AACCCCTACCCAACTAGTTAGGAGAAAACAATGGCTTATAGCCGTCCAGGTGTTTACATTAGTGAGCGCCTACTACCCGCACCAATTGGAACTGGAGCTGAAGCTAACGCTGCAGGTGCAATTGCTGCACCATTTGCTCAAGGTCCAGAAATTGTAACTCTTGTTAATTCTTGGTATGAATTTACCAAGTATTTTGGAGGATACAACAACGCATACCCATCTACTTTTGGAGTTGCTCAATTCTTCGCCAATGGTGGTCGTGAGTTATACGTAAAGCGTATTCTCTCATCAAACGCATCTAGCGCTGCAGTGACAGTATCTACTGCTGGTTCAGTAGCTGTTTTTACTGCTACAGCTAGGAACCGTGGCTCAGACGGAACTAACCTTCGTATACAAGTTGAAGCTGGAACTGTTGCTGGTACTTACACGCTAACTCTTACTAGAGAGACTGTGTCAGGAACTGCTTCAAACACTGCTAACGATATTCTTCTTGAGCGTTATGAGAACGTTATTTTTGACCCATCATTTTCAACCAGCTCAGATTACGCAAACAATGTAATTAACAATACTTCTGCGTACATCACTATTGCCAACAATGCTGCTGGTGTACCTGCTTCAGGTATCTACCCACTTACAGTTGGCGGCTCACCAGTAAATGGTGGAGATGGTGCAACAGTGGTTGCATCTGACTACACCTCTTATGCTGCAACATCAACTGCCGTTTGGAACGAGTTCAACTTCGTAAATCGTCCTCTAGTTATCTTTACACCAAACATCTACGATGTAGTTCCAACCTCTACCGCAACAGTTACAGCCGCAGCATCAGCATGGGCTGAAGCTAACAACGGCTTTTACGTTGCAGAAACAGCTGCTGGCCTAACTGTGGATGCTGCAATCGCTGTAGCTCAAGCACTCAGTGGCAAGAGCTCAACTGCTATGTACTACCCACACGCTTACATCGCAGACCCAGTTGGTCGTGGAAACGGCGCACTTCGTTTGGTAGGTCCTTCAGGAGCAGTTGTAGGAAGATACCTAGCAACAGATGCAAGCATCGGCGTGTTTAAAGCACCTGCTGGTCTACGAAGCCCAGTTGCTGGAATGGTTGCTCTTGAGCGCGTATTCACAACAGCTGAGCTAGACCGAATGAACGTTGGCTTGCCAGCAACAGGAACAGGCTCAGTTGCACCAATTAATCCTCTGCGTCAGATTCCTGGCGCAGGAATTGTAGTTATGGGTGCTCGCACTCTGCTACAAGATGGAACTGCAAACCGTTATGTAAATATGCGTCGTTCTTTGATTTACATCAAAGCACGTCTAAAGGCTCTAACTGAGTTTGCAATCTTTGAAAACAATGATGAGCGCCTATGGTCACAAATCAACGGTGTCATTGATTCATTCCTTAATGAGTACCGCAATCAAGGAGGTCTTCGTGGAGGACCTGCACAAGCTTACTTCATCAAGTGCGACGCAGAAAACAACCCTGCAAACCTAATCGCTCAAGGTGAAGTCCACATTGAAGTTGGCGTTGCACTGCAGTACCCTGCAGAGTTCATCGTCATTGACCTCAGCCAAAAGACGCTGAACTAACCAAGGAGATAATAAATTATGGCTACCATAACTAACAATCGCTCAAGCCTATTGACAGACCCATTACGTAACTTTAGGTTTTTGGTTACGTTTAAACAACAGACTGGCGCAAGCGCCGCAACTAAAGCGTTAGCTGAAACCACTGCTGTTATGGGTTTTACATCTGTATCGGGAATGGCTGTAACAACAGACTCTATTCCTTACCGTGAAGGCGGTTACAACACTACTGTTCACCAAATTCCAGGGCAAACAACCTTTGCTCCTATCACTCTACAGCGTGGAATGATTCTTGGAACTGCCAAAAACTGGAATTGGATGCGAGAGCTGTTTGCCACAGTTCAAGGTGGTGCAGGTTCACGTGGAGTTAAAGAAAACTTCCGTTGCGACCTAGAAATCGCAGTTCTGTCTCACCCAATCCCAGGCGTTGGAACCGAAGGAAGTGGCGATACCACCCTACCAACAGACCACGTAGCTATGCGCTTTAAGGTGTATAACTGCTGGCCTACCTCAGTTGCTTACTCAGACCTAAATGCAGGAGATAACGCTCTGTTCGTAGAACAGATGACACTCGTACACGAAGGTTTTGACGTTAACTTTGCAACTGACCTTGAAAGCAGTGCACCAACTGATTTTGGTTTGGCTGGAACACCAGCTACTTCCCAGCTTGTCGGTGGCGGTGGCGGAAGAGTACAGCTCGTCAATTAATTACAACAATCTAACAAAGGAATAAAATGACAACGAAAACAATCAATGCAGCGGCTAATCCCGCAATGGCTAACAATCTCATAAACCAAGTCATGAATGAGCAGATTGAAGACAGTTTCAATCCGCAAATTAAATCTCCTGTGGATACTACGGTGGAACTTCCTGGCGGATACATAACATCCGCTGGGGAGCTCCTCCGTACCGCAGAGGTGCGAGAGCTAAACGGACGCGATGAAGAGGCAATTGCTAAAGCAACAACTGTAGGAAAAGCTCTATCAGCAATAATTCAACGTGGAACGGTTTCTGTTGGAAGTATCAAAGCCGAAGAAGCTGTTTTAGACCAATTGCTAGCAGGAGACTTAGATGCTCTTCTACTTGGAATTATCAAAGCAACTTTTGGAGTAGATATTGAAATACCTTCTTACTGCGATAAGTGCGAAGACTACAAGATTGTTACTGTAGATTTGAACGAAGATGTAAAAGTTAAAATTTTAACAGACCCAATTAATGACCGTGTTTTTACTGTAAAAGGAAAGAAAGATGTTTTTACAATCTCTCTACCTGATGGTGCTACACAAAAGGCTTTAATTAAAAACGCTGAAAAAACAGAGGCAGAACAAACAACCGTTTTGCTTGAACACTGCGTACTAAAGATTAACGACAACCCTGTCTATAGCCCATTACAAGTGCAAAACCTTGGAATGGTAGACAGAAAGAACATCGTTAAAGAGATTAATAAGCGAGTACCTGGACCTCAGTTTACTGACCTACAAGTTACGTGCCCTGAGTGTGAAGGCGAGGTAACGGTATCCATTAATTTGGGAACCTTGTTTCGCTTGTAGTTATACCTCGTACTTAGAACTGTTCTCACAGTGGGCAGCAATAAGTGCAAATCATGAAGGATGGACACTATCTGATATAAAAGATATGTCAGTAAGAGAGAGAAAAAATTGGCTAGAACTAGCCAAGGCAAAGGCAGAAAGGACAAGTAGTGGCATTTAACTTTATGGGTAATGTGAAAACGCTTACCTCCTCTGTCACCTCCCTTAAAAAAGAGCTCTCTGGTGTCTATGACGTCTTAAAAAAGATTAAAGGACTTGGACCATCAGCATTTGGGGACGTCAATGCGGTTCTTTCCAAAAGCGGTCAGTTTGGTAATGGGCAAGGAACGCCTGTATTTGGAAAAACAGCTATAAATGGTGCGCCAAAGTTTTCAAACCAAACACCGATGGCAGCAGCTAAGCCTGCGTCAAATGCGCAGCAAGCAAACTACGAAAGCACTTCCGAAAGAATAAACAGTGCGTACCTAGACGTCGGTATACGACAAGCCTCATTCGGTAAGATGGCTGCAGGAGCTCAGATAGCAACGGCTATTGTTGGTGGGTTCTCAAGTATGCTTCCAGACGTTGGAGCAGTAGCACAACGAGCTGGTTCTTTTTACGGTTCTTCAGCTATGTTTGGTGGAAGTAATAGAACTCAAAACCAATTAAGCACAATGGCAGCCATGAAGGGCGGCATCACAGGCCCTATGGGTACTGCCGAAGCTTTTGGTACATTTACTAACTACAGCTTTATGCCTGGTAGTTCAAACATGAAGATGGGCTTGGAACAAACCAGCGCAGCAGCAAAAGCATTGAATATGGACAACGCAGCTGCTTCATCTGCAATTGGAGCGTTGTCTACAGGAAGTATGGGAGCTCAGCTCTACCAGTACGGTATTAACCAGTACGACACAAAAGGTAACTTGCGCACACCTGGCGCTATAGCAAAAGACCTTATGAAAAACGTCTTTTATGCTGGAAAAGATGTAACTAAAATTGGTGCAGAACAATTTGCAAGAGACTCTATGGGTATGAACCTTGATTACCAACTATCTACTATGGGTATTACAGGTGAAACAGCAACTTTAATAAAAGCTTCAATGGGACAAATCGCTTCAGGAAAAAGTGGCGAATTAAAAGATATGAAAACATCTGATAATCCTCTTAATCCTTTCTACAGGATTAATGACTCAGAAGAAAGTCTTACTCAAGATTCCGAAAAAGGCCTGTTAAAAGGAGCGGAAACTGCAGCAGGGGCTTTAGAGAAACTAAATAAAGCTTTAGAACAGACACCTGAATTAATCTTGCAAATGAAGGGCGCACTGCAAACCTTCAATGGAACAAAATCAGGCAGTGGCTTAACGGGTACGGTTACAAGCGTACTCACAGGACTTGGAGCATGGAAGGCAGCATCTGCAGCTAAGGCTGCCCTTACTGCTGCAAAAGCTGGTGGTGCAGCCGCAACTACTTCAGCGGCTACTGCTGCTACCGCTACTACAGCAGCCACTACAGCAGCTGCCGCTACAGGAACTGCTGCTACTGCTACTACAGCAGCTACTGCTGCATCTGCTGCAACTGCAGCAGCAACAGCTAGAGCAGCTAGATTAGCTACGTTAGCTAAAGTTGCTAAAGGTGCAACTGTTGCAGGAGTTGTTGCGATGGCGGGAGGCTATGCTGGTGACAAAATAAAAGGAGATTCAGAAAAAGGTAGCTTAAGAAGTCGTGCTGGAAATGCAGCCAAATGGGGAGCAACTGCGTTCGGTGCAACAGCGCTGATAAATGCTATACCTGGTATTGGCAATGTCAGTTCTGCAGCGATTACAGCGTTAGCTGCAGGTGCAGGATTTATAATGGGTGGACCAACAACTGGGTTCTCTTCTTCAGCGGGTTCCCAAGTAAACGCATTTACATTTAATTCTGGCTCTCAACCTATGGCTTATGGTGCTTTAGCTGCTTCAATGGGTTCAACTTCTCTCTCTAAACAAATGGGAGCTGGGTTTGGCGCAAAAGACTCGTCATTAACCATGGTTGGAGCTCTGAACTATCACACAGGTCAAGACACCCCTATGCCAACTGGTACGCCTGTCTATGCTCGTTTTCCTGGAAAAGTAGTAACTAGAAACTTAAGTAGAGATTTAGGTATTGCAGTAGAAGTAGACCATGGAGATGGATACTCATCTATTTACGGTCACTTAAACTTAAAGTCAGTTCGTTCTGGTCAAGAAATTAAAGTTGGAGATTTAATTGGTAAATCTGGTTCCACAGGCAACGTTCGCGGTCCTCACTTACACTTTGAATTACGCAAAGGAAAAGTACCTACTGACCCTAACGGTTACTACCCAGCTACTCCAGGCGGCGATGGAAAGAAAAACACAGCTTCTAGCGCAGCGGGTGGGTCTCCTACTGCGTCTGCATCACCTACGGCTGCTGCTGTTGGGGAAGGTGTTAGAGCAAATGCTAAAGAGATACACGCTTGGCTTATGGCTCAAGGCCTAAGCCACAATGGAGCCACTGGCGTGGTCGGTAACTTAATCCAAGAATCTGGTCTGCGTACTGGAGCGGTTGGAGATGGCGGAACTTCTTTTGGAATTGCTCAATGGCATAAGGGCCGTGGAGATGCGCTAAAGAAATTTGCTGTCTCTAAAGGCATGAGTTACCTAGATATTGAACTTCAAAAAATGTTTTTGTTAAAAGAAATGAAAACGTACGGTTCAATGATGAAAAAGTTAAAAGACCCTAATGTCTCAATTATGGATGCTGCAAGAGTCTTTATGACAGATTTTGAGCGACCAAAAGACCAAAGTGATAAAGCTGCTTCTACACGAGCAAGCCTTGGAATTGGCGCAATGCAAGGTGGTCCAACAGATGGGTTTAACACAAATGTTATTAATGCAAAGCCGTATGAGATGTCCCTTCCCACCGCAAGAGGTAAAGGAACTTCACAGGGTGACACAAATAACATCTACGTTACCTTACAGATACAGCAGGCTAATCAGCATGAAGCAGAAGCTTTTGCAAAAACTTTGAAAAAGTATCTTGAAAAAGACAATAAACTTGAGAAGATAGGAAGCAACTAATGGCATACACATCTCCAACACCTACTGACGCTCAACGAGATGCTGCTGCTGCAGCACGCGCTAAAGATGCCATAAAAAAAGCAGAAGCAGCTGCTGCAGAGAAAAAAAGACAAGCATTAATTACAAAAGAGGTTAAAGAGCTACAAAAAAAGAGAGACAGAGCTAATCTCCTACTAAAATCTTATGCAGACGGTAAAGCTGCTATTAAAAAAGCTTTAGAAGCTATTTATGCAGCCAATACACCTCCTTACAGCGTTCAAGTAGCTAAAAATATTCTTGCACTACAAAAAAACTCAAACTCATACGAAGAGTTAGCTAAAAAAAAGAAAAAAGAATTAGATGACATCAATGCTAGAATTAAAGAACTTTTAGCTTCTAGAAAAGCGGGTTATGTCTTTAAACCTAAATACATTTTTCCAGTAAAGCCAAAGGATGAAAAACCCCCTGTTCCTGCTCCACCCTCAAGCTATGACGGAGTAAAGTATAAATACAATATACCTATGATGAAAAGTGCTATGCACAATCCTTTTGGTGTGCAATCCAGGTCGGTTTTAGACCCCAGCTCACTTGGCGGCCCAACTTACACAAATGGAAGACAAGCATTTAAAGGATTAACAACTAAAGACTACGTCGGTGGCGCACAGGAATGGCAAGGAATTGTCCCTTCTAGAGGCACCATTCAAATGAGCAAAATGTTTGCAGAAAATGCAATCACTACTCAAGCTGAAAAAGATGCAGCTAAAAAAGCAGGCATAAAGTTTAACGACACTCCATATGGTTTCAGGTTCTTGTACAACCCAACTGACGTGTCAATGGCTTGGGGTATTGTGGACGCCTTTTCTCCTCAATACGCAGCAAGTGGTGCTAATGGTATGACGGGAGTTGCAGCGGGCCTTATGAAAGGAACGATTGCTTTTACCCTAATACTAAACCGAATTGAAGACATGGGAATAATTTACCCAGACGGCTCTTACGCACAACTACTGGATGGTGGGTGGCCTACAGACCCAGACATAACTGAAACTAAAATGATTTACAAAAAAGGCACAATGTATGACATAGAATACTTATTCAGAGCAATGAATGGCTTTTATGCAGATTATCAATCTGGATTGAACGGTATTACTGCTGATAAAGGTTGGTTACAACCAATTCCTATGGAATTGCATTTAGGTGCTGGATTAAGATACTTGGTACGTGTAAGTAGCTTAGACTTAAAACACATGATGTTTAATGAGCGAATGGTTCCTATACTTAC